CTTTAAACGGGATGTTTGAACGTTCTCGAGTAGATTTGTCATTACTGCTCTCTTCTCATCATTGAGAGGAGATAGAAGTTCGTCCAATGTAGCATCACGCTCATTGGCTTCACGAATGACTTTAATCTCGTGATCTTTACTCTCTACAAGTTTTTTAGCTTGTGTTTGAGCTTGGATGGCTTCCGCCAACTGCTTGTCTTTTTCGGCAATTAGTTCACTTAGTTTGCGTACTTCTGCGTTCTCATTGAGATGAGTAGCACCAAACTCTGTGGCATATGCTTCAAAGATACGACGACCAAAATTGTTCTCACGAGCAATTTTGATGTCTTCTTGTAGTTGACTTAGTTCAGCCTTAAGATGTGTTGAAACAGTTGCTGACATCTTCTTAGCAGATTCTTTGATGAACTTGCTCTTCAGTGCCTCAAGTTGTCCACGTGCATCGCGAACAAGTCTTACCTTAGATTCAACTAGGTCTTTCTTGTCTGCTGCAAACTCCTTGATTTCTTCAGCCAAAGCACCTACAACAAAAGATTCCAATTTCTCAAAACCTTCTACTTGTACTTTGCGGTCCTTGCGTAGTTCACGCAATTCTTCTGACAGCTTTGTAACCATAAAGTTGTTAAACTTGTTGGCGTTTTCTGTCATTGATTTTGCAAACTTTACACGGTCCTCTGCAAGTGCCTTTTTCTCCTCGTTAAGAGCAGAAAGTTCACTTGTCAGGCCTTCTGTTACCATTTTATCTAGGGCTTCTACCATCACAGTTTTATCATGCTCATAGCGTTGTGCAAACTCCTCACGAAGTTCTGCACGAACTGTCTCTTTGGCTTCACTTAGCTTTGCTTCCCATTGTTCGGCAATAGCTTGGCGAGTATCCTCATTGACAAGATCGCTATCCAGTAGTGGTTTAATAGCATCTAACATGCGATTCTCCTAAATCTTTAGGTCCTTGATAAGACGAGAAACCTCATCTTTCAAGTACTTTTGTATTTTGTCGTCTTTCCCAGACTCCCTAGCCATCTCAAGAATTTGGTGACCATATTTCATGTTCATTAATCCTTCATAGATTGCTTTAGGGTAAGCATTTGGAGCACTGGGTTGTGCGACCACATCGACAGTGACAATTTCAAAGTCACTGACATGTCCGTTATGCGGGTCCACGTTACCTGAACCGCGACTTGATACACCCAATCTTACACCTGATTGTAGCATGGTTTTAACCAGCTCGCCCATTGGCGTTGGAAGTATCTTTAGTTTTCCATAACCATTTGGACCATCCATCCACATGTTAGTAATCATGTGACATACACGGTCTAGGTTAATTTTAAGGTCATCTGGGTGATCTACTTCACCAAGAACACTGTTACCTTCTTTGATTTGCTCGTTAAGTGTCTTTACTGCGTTGGTAATTTCACTTACAGGATAAACTCGCTCATTGGCGTTTTTAACACCACCTTGTATGCAGATGCCTTCCATATAGAGTTCCTTACCGTCTTTGCCTTCAACAAGTTGAATTTGTGCGGTTTCGAAGGTAAGGTTTTCTCTAAGGTAAAGAGCCATACTCGGTTATCCTTTAATTAAGCTATCGGACTTTTGGTATTCACACCAGAAGCTTGTGCTAGGTCCGGCTTAGGAGCAGGCTTTACATCAGGCTTTGTTGTGTTACCTTGGTCAGTTGACTTTGGTGTTGGACGGCCGCTTTCAGCTGCTGTATCTGTTGATACTGGCTTTGCGTCCATGCCCTTTGCACCGCTGTTAGCAGCAACTGGTGATTTACTTGAATCACTTGTTGTTACTGGCTTAGGAGCAGCAACTAGGTCAACGCCTTCTTCTAGGCTTTCAAATTGCTCTTCCATGTCAACGTCTACATCCATATCGTCGCCGGCCATGTCGTCAACATCAATGTCAACTTCTTCTTCACCATGCTCGTCTTCGATTTCGTCAGTGTTGTCATCAACCTGACCCATTAGATCTTCAAATTCTGCCATTAGTTCGTCTAGCTTGTCTTCGAGACCAACTACACGATCTTCTAGGTCTTCATCTGCATCGTCGTCTGTGTCAACGTCGATCATTTCAATTTCTTCTTCTTCATCTTCAAAAGCAACGCCTTCTTCTTCGGCTTCTACTTCGTCGATAAGATCGTCAACTTGTGATCCACCAAGCTCTGACTCTTCGACGGACTCATCCATCTTGTCATCATACTCGATGTCTTTTTTAACTTCTTCGCCAGCTTTTTCAGCATGGTCATCTTTTTCAGCTTCTGACTCTTCTGCCATGATCTCTTCGTAAATGTCCTTAGACTTGTCTACTACGATTTCATGGAAAAGTGCTTCAGCTTTATCTTGTTCGTCATTGATGACGTATTCGATTAGTTGCTCAAACTTGTTCATAAATTTATACTCCTTGTATGGGCTCAGTGTAATATTTAACATAGATGTTAAAAACTATGTAGTTATAGTGGTAAAATGGGTAGAAAACGAAGAATTTATTATGCTAAAGAAAAAATCTCTAACAAATTCTTACATTTGCGGTGGTGGTGGCGCAAATTGGGCTTGAATCTTTTTTAACTCTTGTTCTTTTTCATAGTTGCGCATATCATACATGCGGCGCAGCTTTGAAATTTGCTTGAGAGTTAGTTTTGTTTTACGCAGTTCGCCAAGCTGGGGAGTAGAGTTGTCATCCTCTAAATCCTGGTAGCCTTCTGGTGCTGCATTGAAAAATTCAAATAGTTTCATAATAATATTTATGCCGGTGGTGCTTCTGGTGCTGCTGGTGCTGCCATATCAACATTGACATCAACTTCGCCACCACCTTCGGCGCCTGCTTCTGCACTGACTGTATCGCCCATTTCAATATCGCCTTCGATATCACTTGGGCTAACGCCAACTGTACGCAAATCGCTGCCTTGCGGTTCTGATTCAATAGGCTGGGCAGTTTCTTCGCCCCACAACTCAGTGTTTTCTTGCAATTCATCGTCAGTTAGACCTAGATAACGCTTCATTAAAAACCGCTTGCTAAAGTAAGGAAGCTGTTCTAATGCGCCAAATGCTTGCATTCTAGTGGTATCAAGTTCTGCTTGACGATAGCTGGCAAAGTTTTGTGGTGGAGCAAATTTGATTGAGAATAACCCGTTATCAATGTTAAAGCCTCTCCAGCGCATAAACATTTTGAATTCGTCATCTAGCTTTTGGATAACCTGCTTTTGCAGTCTTTCACAATACTGATTGAATCTGTATTCTTGAATAAGTGCAGTGCCAACACGACCGTCATTCATTGGACGATCTGAATCATCTGGGCCAGTAGGCAAGTAGCTGCTAGGAACACGCAGCCCTCGGCACATCTTGTTGTTGAAGTATTTTAAATCATCAATCTGTCCAAGATTCTCACCACCCGGAAGCGTTTCAACTTTTGATCCGCGGCCTTCAGCAGTTTGTGGGAAAAAGTAATCTTCGTTGATTGATAGCGGATTGTATGTGGTATCCATTGTGGTACCAGCTTGTCCGCCTTGCTGATTGGGAATACGTCTTTGATGCACTTCGTTTTTAACACGTTCCACAAACTGCATTGCAAGGTGCGAAGGCATGTTGCCCACATCAATATAGAACACTCTGCGCTCTGGCGCACGTTGTACACGATAGATAAGGATTGAATCTTCTAGCAGTTCTTTTTGCTTGAACACTTTGAAGATCATCTCAAGCACACTTTGACTGAATGGCCAATAAAAGTCTAGGCCTTCACTAAGTCCCAAGTGAATAACATTTTTAGCATCAATAACTGTTTCATTAATGGTATGCTCAAATCTGCTTTGTCCACCTGCTAGTGGTGTATTTGGAATGGTATAGTTTGCACTGCCGTTAGCACCACCCGAACCTGTGATCTGTCCTGCATTTGGATTTGAACCGTAGTCTGTGGTTTGTTTTGGAGCAATACTGAGATTTTGAAAGTTAGGATTGATGTCTTTGATAACATACTGCTCTGGACGCTTGCCTTCATTTTCATTTACAATAACACGCACCACTTTGGTCATGTCGACCCAGTACAGTTCAAATGTTTCTGGATCACGCACAAACACTTGATCGCCATACTTCAATGTATTGCGGAAGATGCGGAACATTCTTTGATCAAACTTGTTTAGCTTGGTCCACTGTTGTAGCTGTTTTCTAATAATTTCAATTTCGTTGTTTGTAGGAGTATCTGTGTACTCAACTTCAAACGGTGTGTTGTTGCTTTCGTTTGTCTGTGTGGCAAATTCAGCAATAATATCCAAACAAGCATTGATTTCACTGTCACAGTCCATATTTTCGTACTGATTGTAGCGTTCAATTCTGTTGGGATGTCCGGAATATACTTCGGGTAAATGACTTTGATAGTTTTTAAAACCAAACTGTCCGCCGGATCCACCAGTGCCATAGCTCGGACCGCGCTGTGTTTGTCCGCTAATGGGAGAAAGCTGGCCGCCTTCGTTACCCACTACTTTAAAATACTTTTTCCAAGACATATATTATTTTCCAATGCGCATTGCTGTTAACAAGAGTATTTATCGTTATCGATTCGCTGCTTGGAGTATTTTGGTATTGATGTCGTTGTTGCGACTCATAGCTGATACAAGTTGATCCAGTCTGTTAATACTGGCTTCCATTAGAGCATTGTTTGCGCTACCTGCTGTATTTGCTGTGTTTTGATCAGCCGGCTGGGTTCTTTCAGGTAAATTTGCTGACACTGCACTACCAAAGTCAGCACCGGCATATCCGCTTGCAGGGCCAGCTATGTTTGACATTTTTGTTAGCTGATCGCCTGCACCTAACAGTTGTGATAGTTGATTGTTTGGCATTATTGATCCGCTAACATTACTCAGTAAAAGTTCTGGGCCTTTTTCTCCTACTTTGTAAGCTGTGCCAGGTTTGATATCACCACCAACTGCTTTGCCGCCGCCCCAGTCAAAGTCTAGCCAATCTGGTAAAAGTCCTTGTGATGCTGCGCCACCCATTCCTAGACCGCCGCCAATGCCGCCAATTAATGCACCGGCAATTGCACCAAGGCTTGATGTAATAGGTGCAAGCGGTCCGCCAATCAGACCGAGTGCGGCTCCAGCTGCTGCTCCAGCTAACGCACCACCAGCAGCACCGGCAAGCCCAGCAGTAGCAATATCGCCAGTTTCAATATCTTCTTTGTCTTTTATACCAGCTTCTTTTCCGAGCATTTTAGCAATCTCTGCAGGTGTTTTACCAGCATACTCCAGTAACTTTTTAGTAGCTGTTTCCATACCTGCAGTAAACACTTCAATGCCTTTAGCAGCCAATGGCAATGTGGTTTGCAATGCAAGTGCATCCAGTGCTTGCGCACTCTTTAACATGCTTTCATTTGCGCTGATCATTGCACTGGTTGTGCTGTCTGTTGTGGTTTTTAAGTTTTCCTGTGCTGTGCCAAGATTTTTGATTTGTTCTGCTGTTAATGTGGTTCTTTGTCCCATTGCAAGCATGTCGCCTAACACATTGTCAAACGCCGTACCCAGGCCAGCAACTGCACCAATAGTAGCTGGTCCACCAATAGCGGCTGCTTGCTTTTTAACACCTTCTTGGATCATTGCAGTGGCTTCTTCTTGAGTGATCTTGCCATTGCGCAACATGTCAACTGCTTGCGCACCCATTTCACCTGCTGCTAATTGAAATTCTTGAGCAGCCTGTGTACCCAAGTTGCCACTAAGTGCATCCTGCAAGCCTTTGCCAATATTAGGAGCCATTGAAGTAATAGCCGCTGTGGTGTTTTTCATTGCATTAGCAGCATCTTCACCTAGTCTGCTTTGTACATCAGCAACAGCGGCAGCCATACGCACATTGCGCATTTGCTCATCCATGGCTTTTTGTTGTTCATCAACACTTTTACCAGTGAGTCTGCTCAATGCTGTTAACTGTGTGATATAATTTTTTGATCCTTGGGCAAGATCTCTAGCACTCCTGCCTTCAATATTGCCTTGTCTTGCTTGTAGCGCAATATACTTGGTTGTAAGTGTATTTTGCTGTTCAGCACTAACACCCAATGCCAACAATCCGCGTCTAAACGGCTGCATTGCTTGGCTAGCATCAGCAAATCTCTTTACACCAGTTGCACTGTCACCAAACGCAAACGTTAACCCTTCGGCACCTTCGGCTGCAACTTTGCTAAATGTACTAAAACTCAATCCTGCTTGAACAGCCTGCTTACCAAGTCCAGACATGCCTTCTGCGCCAAGGGCACCAACAGCACCGGCAGCTCTGTATGCGTCACTTGCACGTTGCAGTTCTGCAGTAAGCATTGGGCCAACTTGATTTACAATCTCGCCGGCTGCCTGAGTAAGCGCAGATGCAACTTTTGATACACCGCTAATCAATCCGCCAAATACGCCGCCGACTATTGGTATACTGCTTACTAGATCACCAAGTCCATCGCCAACTGCACCAACTGCTTTTCCAGCAAACTTCATAGCATTGCCGGCCAACTTAATTGAACCGTTTAAACTGGTAAAGTTTTCGCGATTTTCGCGTAAATCGCCGGCCGCTTCTGCTAGTTTAGCTGCATATTCCACAGTGCCAGTGGTAACTTTGTACATGCCTTTAGCCATTGCTCCACTAGCAGTGGTAGCAGCGTAGGCTGATTGAGTGTTAGCCTGAGTGGCTTTGGTATTTCTGTTCTGGGCAAGAGAAGCATTTATTAAATTTTTAGTAGCTTGCTTGTGTTCGTCAGACATTTCACCATACTGTTCAGCAGCCCGCTGAGCTGCTTGCCCTAAGGCTACAATTTGTTCATTTGTAATATCTGATTCGTCAGCCATTTAATTTTTGCCCATTTTTACGTCGTATAAGTACGTTATACATATATTTATGGTAGGAAAAACTCATGTCAAACACTAACCCAAATCCGCTGGCAAAACATTTCAGACAACCCAGCATCTATATCAAATTGCCCAGTGGCGGCGCATTCAATGACGAAGATTCTTTGGCCATACCCGAAAATGGAGAACTGCCAGTATATGCAATGACAGCACTAGATGAAATTACCTATAAAACTGCTGATGCACTGTTTAACGGAAATGCTGTTGCTGATGTAATAAAAAGCTGTGTACCTGCTTACAAAGATGCTTGGCAAGTAAGCACAGTTGATCTTGATATGATCTTGGTTGCAATTCGTATTGCCAGCTACGGGCATGAAATGGAATTTATCAGCAAATGCCCAAAATGTGAAGAAGAAAACAACTTTGCAATTGATTTACGTGACATAATGGAACGGTTTAAAACTCCAGACTTTTCTAAACCTGTAGTCAATGGCGACGTCGAAATTCACTTTAGGCCATTATCATACAAAGAACAAAATACCAGTAATGCAAAGCAGTTTGCTGATCAAAGAATGTTGGAAACACTGCCTTCAGCAGACATTCCTGAAGATCAAAAACTTGAAATGTTGCAACAAGCATTTCACAATATCAGTGATTTAACGCTGGCAGCAATAGCTGACAGTATTAGCATGATCAAATCTGGCGACGACATTGTGGTAGACAAGGATCATATTGAAGAATACATTCGCAACTGCGACAACAAAGCATTTGCTAAAATTCGTGACCAAATTGAAAGTATCAAAAAAGATGCAGAAATTGCTCCTTTGCACATTGCATGTGCCGATTGCAAGCACGAATACGACACACCATTTACAATGAATGTTGCAAATTTTTTCGAATCAGGCTCTTAACATCGCATCCTGATCAAATTGAAAAAATGATCGATGATATGGAGAAAGAAGTTAAGGGCCTCAAAGAAGACATGCTCAAAACATGCTGGTTCATGCGAGGCGGAGTAACGTACAGCGAAATTGTACAAATGAGTTCAAGCGAACGAGAAGCAATGGGCAAGTTGATCAAGGACAATCTTGAGACTGCAAAGAAAACAGGACAGCCGTTTTGGTAATAG